GACCCACCAAAATTATTTTTGACGATATCGAACACAGTGAGCGGGTCGAAAATGAGTTATTACGAAAAAAAGATGCCGACTACTTTTTCGAGGTCGTATCGAAGGTCGGTTCGGAAACGACGAACATCACGGGTGTTGGAACAATCCTGCATGAAGACTCTCTCTTACAAAAACTAAAGAACAATCCGGTCTATGAAACCAAAAGCTTTAAATCAGTAAAGCAATGGTCAACAAATGAGGCATTATGGCAACAATGGAAGAAAATCTTTACCGATTTAGACAACCCTGCACGAAAAGACGATGCAGACCGATTTTATCAAGAAAATCAGACTCTTATGCTAGAAGGAACAGAAGTTCTTTGGCCCGAGAAAGAGGACTACTACTACTTGATGAAGGAAATGATCGAGATCGGGACTCCGGCTTTCCTTCAAGAAAAACAAAATGAACCTGTAAATCCTGAAACTCGAATCTTTAACCATGTGACGTATTACGACGTCTTAGAAAGCGGCGTAAAAGTAGAAAATTCAGACCGTATTATTCCTTGGGCAGAATTAAAGAATCATTGTTTTGGCGTCTTAGACCCAGCGACGGGTCAAACAAAGCCTAAAATCGGGTTGGGAAGTGATTATTCTTGTTTAGTCGCTGGGTATTTGCACCCTACAACAGGGCGAATCTTTGTTCACTATGAATTTACAAAAGTCGTGCCACCTTCGGTTTTTATCGATCAGATTTTTAATACGCATGAAACCTTTGAATTTCAAAAGTTCGGTGTCGAAATCAATCTTTACCGAAATCTATTGATGCAAGACATTATAAAAGAACGAAAGGAAAGAGAGCGTAAAAATAGCTCTAAACTCACAAAGCTTGCCTTTTACGAAATTGAAAACACCGCACCAAAGCGCCAAAGAATCTTTGCCCTCGAGCCGAAAGTTAGCCACGGTTGGATTGTTTTTAATCGTAATCTTAGTAAAGAGTTTATGAATCAGATTTTGCAGTTTCCGAACGCTGCCCATGACGATGCGCCAGATGCTCTTGAAATGCTCTATAACCTTTGTTTAAACAAGTATCCCGCTTCTCCTCTTTCGGTAAAACCCTTTGCAAAGTAAAATAAAAAGGGGAAAACTGTATTAAATGTTTTTTAAACGTAACGATAGAGTTCAAAAAAGAATCGATAATAACCTTGGCATTATTCGCTACGACGAAAAAAAAATAGCCAAAGATGGTTTTGTTTATCGAAAACTAGAATTACATGAATTTGATGAAATCTATGAGGGTAAACAATATAAGCATTTGCCCGAATGGGAACAGGCCTGCGACTCGCAAGACTACGTTTCCATACGTAAAAGAAAACCGCGAATTCAATATCCTTTTGCTAAAGTCTTAGCTTCAAGAATTGTCGGCAAACTCGTCGGACAAAAAACATTTCCAACTTTTAAAAACGAGGCTGATCCGAATTTTGAAGAATACTTAAAGCTGATTATTAAAGCTTCCAATATCAAAGCTTTATTGACCGAGCCTTTACGTCGCATGATTGCAGCCGGGTCAGTGTTTATTCGCTTTGGTGTGATTAACGGCAAATTTGTTGTTAATTACGAGTTAGCAAAACACTGTTATCCAAAGTTTGCCGCAAATGGCGATCTCGAGTCTGTAACAGTCGCTTACGTTTTTGAGGATAAAAATGACAAAGATCAAAAAAACAAACCAAAGAAAAAATGGTACCGAGCGGACTACGGCCCTGACTCCGATATTCTCTATGAACCGGCGGATTACCAAGAAGTCTCAAATTGGGAAAACATTGAGTTCGTAGAGAAAAGTCGTATCGATCATGACCTTGGCTTTGTTCAAGGCGAATGGTTTAGAACCTTTACAAATAATCAAAAGATCGACGGCCCGAGTCTCTTTCCAGACATTAAAGACTTTATGATCGAGCTTGATTACAATTTAAGTCAAAGCTCGCAAGTCATTCAATACAACCAAGACCCACAGTTAATTGTTCAAGGATTAACAGAGGATGATTTAGAGAATTTAATACGATCTAGCCAAAGGGCATGGAATTTGGGGAGGGAAGGGCAAGCGACATTCCTTGAAAGTAATTTGGGTGCGGTGGGTGTCGCTGGGGAATTTAGAAACACTATTCGATTACATATTCAGGACATTGCTCGAATTATCTTGATGGACCCGGAAAAGATGGCTGGATATGCACAAAGCGGAAAAGCTTTAGAAATACTGCATGGCCCTATGGTCGATTTAATTGAAGAAATCAGACCTTCGATTGAGCAGCCTTTACTCAATCTTTTAATTAAAATGGGTTTAGTAAACCTAATTTTGTTACAGGACAAACAGCCTGCACCCGTCGTTTTAAATGTTAACTTTGTTCCAGAATCCTTTTCTTTTGATATTCAATGGCCGCCTGTGTTTGAAAAAACACTGCAAGACTTACAGTTAAAGGTAATGGTCGCTTCACAAGTTGCGACAGGTAAGCTGGTTTCACGTGAAACTTTGACACGCTGGTTAGCTAAAGATTTTGGAATTGATAATGTTGAGTTAGAATTACAAAGAATAGAAGCCGAACCTGTGATTAACCCGTTTGGTGCTTTTTAACAGTTTAAAAGAAAGGAAAAACAATGAACGATCAAATTAAAATGTCACTTATGAAAAAAATGGACCCAATGCATAAGAAAGCGATTAGCCACGGCGCTCCTCAAATGAATCCAAGCCAAGACAAATACTCAATGTATGCGGGCACTGGTGGCAAAGCTCGAAAAGCTAATATGAATATGGGAATGAATCCTAATTCTTAATTCTCTATGCCAAAAAAATTAGACCGATGCGTAGAGAAAGTTATGGCAAAGGGAAAATCAAAAAGTAGTTCCTATGCCATTTGCACTGCGAGCTTAAAACGCTCTGGGAAACTTACCTCTCGTCGTAAGCCAAAGAAAAAATGATTTATGCCCAATAAATCTAAAATGAAATGCAATCAACCTCGGCGTGAAAAAAAAGGCCAAAAGAAGTTTGTTGTAAAAGCTTGTCAGGACGGCCAAGAAAAGCTCATTCGATTTGGTGATGCCAATATGAAAATCAAAAAAAATATCGAAGCGAGAAAGAAATCTTATTGTGCGAGATCATCTGGCATTAAAGGAACAGATAATAAACTATCGGCTAATTATTGGAGCCGGAAAATGTGGGAGTGTTAGTTATTATGGATAAATCTAATCAAAAAGTAACATTCATTCGGAAGAATGGTCGAATTATTCCTATTAAAGACAATCGTTGGAAAAACACAGGGGTTTCCATTCACACTAAAAACGCAAAATTAACTTTTCAATCGAGGAAAAATACCGCCGGAGAAAGAGCAAAACGAGGAGCCAAAACTGGAGCCCTAGTTGGAGCTATTATGGGAGGTATTTCTGCAATAGAACCACGATTTAACATAGCAAAAGCGGGAATTCTAACCGCTGCAAGTGCATCTCTTGGTGCAGCCGCCTTCGGAGGTTATTCAGCAGCATTTGGAAAAAAAACTGACAGCAGATTGATTGCGACTCCAATAAAAAAACGAAAAAACTTAAATAAGAAAAACAAATAGGGACAACCATAGCGTTCGGTAAGATTTTTGATTCAAAACAAAAGGAAAAATAATTATGCAAAACCAAGACGTCGCTTTTATTAGAAAAAATGGTCGCATTATTCCTATACCAAAAAAAGACTACGATCCTAGCCGATTACGAACGCCAATGAAAAAATCTGGCAGTGGTTTTCAAAAGAAATCTAATTTTAAACCTCAATACGAATCACGCAGTCAAAAAATAAAATCAGAAGCAAAGCTTGGCGCTGCGATTACAGGAGGCGTGACTGCGGCAACTTTTGCAAAACCATTATTGAAACGATCAATTATAAAGACAGCTTTTGCAAAACCCATAAAAAAGACAGCGACATTAGCAAAATTAAGATCAACTAGAGGTTTTAAAGTTGGAAAAACATTAGGTGTTGCAGCCGCAGGTATTGCATTAGCTGGTGCTGTTGGAGCTATCCCCGGTGCGATTATTGGAGGAGCCGCTGGTGCAGTTATGCCAAGAAAAAAACTTAAGAATAAAAAAGTAAAAAATACCACTCCAACAAATAATTAAAACGGGAGAATCATAATGAAAAACCAAGACGTTACTTTTATCAGAAAAAATGGACGGATTATTCCTATTAAAAGAAAACAAAATCAAAACCCAAAAAGATCATTTACAGAATTTGGTTTAATTGCAGGAGCAAAAACCGGCGCAGTTATAGGTGCGACAAAAGCCATTATGGGCAATGCAAAACGAAAACTTTCATCAAAAAAACGTTTTTCAATAGCTAAAAGTGCTGGAAGAAGCGCACTTCTTTTAGGAGGAGCGGGGGCAGCAATAGGTTATTTTTCCAGCCCTAACAAAAAAAGATCGTTAACAGAAATTGGCTTTCGAGAAGGCGCTGAAACGGGAGCCATTATTGGTGCGACACAAGCAATAATGAGTGGTGCCAAGCAAAGATTTTTAAAAGGAAAGGCTGGAAAAACTTTTTCAATCGCAAAAACCGCTGGAAGAAACGCCCTTCTTTTAGGTGGAGCAGGCGCTGGTATTGGTTATTTAGTTAGCCCAAAGAAAAAAAATAAAAAGAAAAAATAATTTAAATCGAAAATGCAACAGGATGTTACATTTAGAAGAATCAATGGTCGAATTGTTCCCATAAAGAAAAGAAAAAGCGATCAACAAAAAACCAACAATAAAACTGCGGTAATCGCAGGTTTAGCGGCAGGTGTTGGTACATTCTTAGCATTTAGAAGATTTAAAGCACCAAGTACAACAACTTTAAAAAATGTTCAAAAAGCCTTTCATCAAGGGCGACTTAAAATTTTCCAAGATTTTACAGAAAAATCAGGAATAAACCCGGCTTGGTCGTTTAGTAAAAAGAAGCTAAAAACCAATTTAGAAATTAACGCACCGTCCATTTCAATACCTTTCGCAGATAAAAGCTTTTTTGAAGTCTTATCAAACAAAGGTGAAAAATACTTTGCTAAAACAATATCTGGAAAAGCTGTACGTAGGAAAAAATCAGCACAGCAAATACAAAAGCAAATTTTTAATAATAAGCCTTTTATCGTTAAGAAAAACTTTGAGGCGATGACTAATCCTCAAAGTATTGTGACAAGTCAGCAATTAAAAAACCCATCCACATTTAGAAAAGCAAAAAAAGATTTTAAAGATAAAGTAATTCAAGAACAAATTCAGAAAAAAAATGAATATCGAGTTCATTTTATCGGCGGCGAAGCCTTTGGAATAACTCATCGATTCCTGCCCGGTGAATTAGGAAAGAAATATCAACAGGTCTTTGGAGATGGAAGAGGCGCTTTTCTACCCGTCCTATCTAAAAGAAAAAGAAAAGACCTTACACAGTTTACTGAAAAAGCTTTTAGTACCATTGGATTAAAAGAAGGCAGACTTAAAAAAACAAAAGACGTTTTATTCGCTGGAATTGACGTAATCGAAGATCAAAAAGGTAATTTTAAAATTGTTGATATAAACCCGAATCCGGGGACATTAGGAAATCCATTCGTTTATGAAGGCTTTCGGCAAAGAATAACTGGTAGAAAATCTGTTTTATCAGGATTAGCATTAGGGTCTAAAGCTGGAGGCGTTACAGCAATCGCTGTAAAACAAGGAAACGATAAAAATGGCAGATAAAAGCGATCCCTATATTTTTCGAGTCGTAAATGGTCGAGTTATTCCGATCAAAGTCACAGGCGAACAAAGAGAATTACGTCAAAAATTACAATACGCTCGAAAAAAGAATCGCTACCACGAAAAGAAAAAAAGAAACAGACAGAGATATGCGGAGGCCGCTGGACTTGTTGCTCTCGGTGTTGGATTAGTAGCTGGTTCTCGTTTTGGAGCGGGTCGTTTTGCAAAATATGCAAAATCAAGGCTCAGACCAACAACACAAAGAATAAAAGAACTGACTGCTATTCCCGCTGCTTCACCCGCTCATTTCAAAGCTATAAAGAAACTAAAATCAAAAGTCGCAGCACAAACAAAAATAACTCGACGTTTTCGAGACTTTCTGAATATCTCGGGCGTAGCCGCTGGGGCAACACTAACAGCTTCCGGTGTTGAAAAAGGAATTGAAACATACAGAGGAAAGCCACTTTCTAATCGAGAAAAAGTAGCGACTGTTGTCGGAACAACCTCTACATTATTGGGCGCAAGAGCCTTTAAAGTTGGATTTAAAACTGGCACTGGTGGCAAAATTGGAGCTTTGTATAAAAAAATGAAGCTTGGCTGGTATTAAAGTGGAAGCCTTTTTTCAAACAATAGATTCGCTAAAGATTGCAGAGAATCATGCTCAAGAAGCAGCAAAGCTAGAGCGACAACAGGCCGTAAAACTACTTAAAAGATATTCCGAAATTAGGCAAACCCTGCGAGACCGTCTGGATACCATGCAAGGTGATACCTTCACTGCCCAACAGCTTCGAGGTGTTATCATTCAAGTCGAGTCAGCGATCTTTGCCATGATAAAAAGCTTAAAAACTGAAATGGCTCAAAGCGGACAAATACTGACGCAAAAAGGCCTAGATGATCTCATAAAAGAAACTCAAAGATTTGAACAAACCTTTATGGGAGCGGTTACGCCATTAAATATCAATGTGGCCGTAATCGCCACAGACGTTAACAATTTTAAAATCAATCAATACGACTCTAGTTTAAATGCCTACGGGCAAGATTTAGTCAGTGAAATAAGCCTTCAACTCAGTAATGCCGTCTTGCAGCAAGAAAGCCTTTCCAAAGTTCTTATGCGTCTAAATCAATACTTTCTTGGCGAAGAATGGAAACTGCTAAGAATTGCTCGAACTGAACTACATAGCAGTTATGCCATGGGAAAATGGGAAGGCATGAAAACCATCGCCGAAACTTCTATTCCTAAGCTTAAAAAAGCTTTGTATCACCCGATGGATAATCGAACCGCTGAAGATTCAAAGTATATTGCCGTCAAAAATCCGATTCTACCCATTAACGAACCTTTTACTTATACTTGGGCAGGTAAGAAGCGCATTTTCATGTTTCCCCCGGATCGCCCGAATGATCGTAGCATCTTAATTCCAGCGCATGATGCGTGGGTCAAAAGCGCAAAAAGTCAGCAAAAAACTAAATCCCAAGCCTAATCAGTAAAAAAAGCATTGTTTCGCAAAATTCACTAAGTCAAAGTAAAGCTATTGATGATAAAATCCATTTAACGATTGAAAGGAATTATTGTGCAAGACGCTACAATTACAAACGAGCAAGAAGCTTTAAACAATCAAACACCCGTGGAGGAAACTACTTTAGATTCCAATACGGAACAAGCTGAGTCTAACTCAATGTCATCCGAAGATGATTTTGATAATTGGCAACCCAGTAAAGTTAAAGACTATGTCAAAAAACTTAGACAAGAAAATAAAAATTATCGAGTCCGAAGCCAACAGGTTGAGGAAAAACTAAGTTCTTTTGAAAAGAATTTAAAAAAGGTTTTGGGCACTTCAGAAGAAGATGAAATTGACCCAGAGACTTATATCCACGAATTAAGTCAGGCCAATGAAGCTCAACAATTACAATTAGCGATCTATGAAACAGCCCTACAGAATGGGATTACAAGCCCAGAAAGTATGGAGTATTTTCAGTTTCTTTTTGGAAAGAGACTTTCCGAACTAGAGGAAGATGAGGTTCTTCAAGACGAAGACTTAGAAGATATCGTGAACAAAGCCAAAGGATTTGGCGGTATTCAAACTCATAGCAATAGTACGACTTTTAATGAAGATGCGGAAAAGAAACCAGAATCCGGTAAAACATCTCAAATAACAGCCGAAGACTTTGTAAAAATGAGTGTGATGCAAAAAAGTGAACTATATCGCACAAATGAAATGCTCTACAAAAGGCTAATGAAAGAAGCTAGAGACAAAAAACTATTCATTTAATTAGGAGATTTTAATTTATGGCTACTCTATCAACAGACCTAGGTTTTGAACCAAAAGTCTTTGCAGACCATGTTCAAGCTTATTTTCGTCAAAAACTCATGTGGGGTTCAATGGCATTAGTCGATGAGACTTTAGTGGCACAACCCGGACAAACCGTACATTTTCCTTTCTTCACCAAAATTGGTGACGCTGAGGAACCATTAGAAACTAACCAACTCGTCGTCGATAAACTTACTGACGATGCTTTTACTTGCACTGTAAAAGAAGTCGGTAAAGCGGTTGGTTTTACTATGCGATCTTTCAGAGCAAGCGCAGAGCGACGAGAAAGAATTCTAGCGGAAGCTGAGGCTCAAATGGCTCGAGTTCACGCTGAAAAAGTAGACAAAGACATCGTTGCTTTGTTGCAAGATGCTTCTAGCTACACACAAGGTTACACCGCAGCGGCAGCAGGAGATGTTCTAAACATTAGAACCCTTAACTCTGCACGAATCGGCGGACTTGGTGATCGACATGACGAAGCTATGGCTGTGTTCATGCACTCTCGCCAATTCCTTGATATGATGAATGATTCAACCGCTGGCTTCCTAAAAGCAGACGCTCTTGATCCTTTGTATACTGTACCCGGATTCCAAGGTCGAATTCTAGGTATGGCCGTATTTGTTTCTGATCTTTGCCCAGCAGTAGCAGGCGGCATTGATGGAAAAGATGCGTTTCATGGCTATGTGATGAAAGCCTCTCCATACGGAATTTGTGTTGCCGAAGCTCCTGAAGTAGAAAGCGATAAAGATATTCTTTCACGAGAAATCGTTATCACAGCGACTCAATACTATGGTGTTGTAGGAATTCATAAAAAAGTAAGCGCAGATGATCTAAGAGTGATTCGATTCACTACAACAGTATCATCATAATCGGGGGTAAATAATGGCATTGAATAATGCTAACAATACTCATTGTATTGTTGTTAACGTATCTTCTCTAACGGCAGACTTGGAAATGCCAGCAATGTATTGTTACAAAGACCTAACAGTCGAAGGTGTAGCAGTACAAAACGGCGCTAACATTCCTGCCGATAATACGAACTACGTTAAATTTCACTTAAAAAATGGCTCCGATATTATCGCTTCTTTTGATAGCAGAGCCTCTGCAAATGGGGCTCTTGTGAATCAAGAGGGTAAATTGATGACAGTAGATGCCGAGAAAAGCACAGCCTTTAAAGGCAGTAGCTTAGTCCTTGTTTATGACGAGGAAGGTTCAATCGGCCTTACCAATGCTTCAATTACCATTTGGTACAAAACAAAATAAAAAGTGGGGGTGAAAATCCCCCCTTTTTTTAAAGGTTTTATGTCACTGATATTAAGTCGAAGACGAGCTAATCAAACAGAGTCTAAAAAACCAGAGCCTATGCGCATGGAACAGGATTCTATTATCAAAAAAAAGAGGGGACGTAAAAAAAGTGGCTCTCAGTCTTGAAATCAAACATAAGATTATTCGACACCTTGGATTTAGTGCCAAAAGCATTATCTTTGGTTCCACTCATTACAAAAGCTCACTTGCTGACGCCCTAGAGAATCTTGATTCGGTTTCGGAAACCTCTTTGATCGATTTGGTGAATCGAATTGATCGAATTGATTATCGTTTAGAAATGGCTCTGGATCGTCTAGCCGCCATGCAAATTGATGATATCCAATTAAGAGAGGATGAGGTCGAAAAACTAAGAGCCGAGAAAATAAGACTCATAAAAGAAGTAGGACGCCTAATTGATATTGCACCCCAAAACATGGGCGGCAATTCGGTTAATGTTTGTGTATGAATTTTCCTAAAGGCATTATCGAAAGTCTTTTGCCTAGCTCGGAAAACATTCTTGGAATTAGAAATCTTATCGGAGCGGAAAAAGCTCAAGTCTACATGTTAGTCCGCACTTGGGGTGGCGGTGAAGTCGGTACAGGTGCATGGAAAGACACACTAAAAGAAATTCTACCTACTCCGCACGTTTATGATTTTTCACAAGATATTAGAACAAATGAGGCCGCTGGAGTTCAACAGGGCGATATTTTGTTAAAAAACATAAGCAAAAATAAATATATTAACGAAAGTGACATAGACACCCGCACTGAGGAAGTAAACGTAGAAAAGTTTTACGTGATAAAATCGAGAAGTGGGGAACAAAAACTATATAAGGTTGTCATCATTGAAGAAAAATATCTCACTTGGGATATTCATATTCGACGGCTTTCAACAGAAGATCAAATTCTTCGGGACTTAACTCAACTATGAAAACCCAAAGAGTAAGAACCGTTAATATGGAAGAATTTGTAAAAGCTTTAAAAAAAGATTTTAATAAAGATAAAATTGAAGAAATGAAAACAGCCGTGGAAATAGGCTGTGTAAAATCAATTCCTTATCTTGTAAAAAATAGTCCCGTAGACACTGGACTTTATGCTCAAAGCTGGGCGGTTCAAAAGTTAGAGAACGAAGTTCTTTTAGGGAATTCTGCACCTCATGCCGCAGTTATTGAATTCGGAGCTAGACCCTTTACGCCGCCTCTTAAGCCTTTGCTCGATTGGGCAAAACGTGTGTTAAAAGACCCAAGCCAACCACCTCGATATAGTGATCGTGTTTGGTCGCTGGCAAAATATACTCAAGAGAAAATAAAACGAGAGGGAATGAAACCAAGGCACGTTCTACAAAATGCTATGGAAGAAATTCTAAAAAATGTCAGATTCGAAATTGAGGCGGTTTTAAAGTGAGCTTAATTAGTTTGTCTGAACAGGTTATCTTGAGTTTGGCAAATTTTCTTAAGCAACAGGTTCCAGAAATTCTGGCCATCTATGATGAATTTCCAGATACAAACATAAAAATCCAGACGCCGAGTGCAAGCATCTTAACAGCGAATCCTGTTTACACGCCGTTAACACCACGAGTCATAGAATTGCCTGATCCTAATGCGGAAAACAAAATGGTGATCCAATGGATCATCGGGCATTATGAATTTCCTTTGCAATTAGACTTATGGGCAGCACACAAAAGGCAAAGAAACGCCTTATTTGAGCGGGTTTTCATGGTTTTAAATAATGTTGATAACCCAGCGGGTTTAAACTTACCTTTGTATAAGTATTACAATCAATTCGCTCATTATCATGTGAGAGGGTATGATTTAAATGAGTCAATGGACGGGAGCATGAGACAAGAACGACGAGCTAGAATTGATTTAATTGCAGACGCAAATGCTGTTGTTCAAAGAGAAGAATATGCAATGACAACCATTGAAATTAACAACAATTCTGGGGATGATATTGTTACTGAAAACATTTTAAACGGAGGATAACTTAATGGCCATTTTTAGATCAAACAACCCAACCACTTGGGCAGAAATAGACCAGATCGTCATTGACGAAAGAGCGCCAACACCGTCGGTGACAGGCGTAGCAACAAACATTGCTGGCTATCTTGCCCAATTTCAAAGGGGGCCAGAAGAATTAGTAGAAATCGGTTCTACTCAAGAATTTGAAGAAACTTTTGGTAGAAGCTCTTTTTCAGGAAACCAAAATCTTAAGAATAAAAAATTCGGAAGATTAAGAGTTAGACGAGTGGTTAGTAGCTCCGCAGCGGCAAGCTTATTAACTTTAAAAGATGGATCAGACGCAGATATTTTGACTCTGACGGCATCGTCTAAAGGTGCTTGGGGTGATTCTGTTAGCGTTATCGTCAGCGCAGGAAGCGAATCAGGCGTAAAAATTGAAGTAAAAGACAATTCTGTTAATGCCGTTTTACCTTCCGAGATTTATGACAATGTGGACTTGACTGGAAAGTCACAATTAGAAGTGGATCAAATTTTTGCTCCAAGTCGATTAGTGGTTGCGACAGTCATTGGAACACCTACGGATAACTTAGCAATTCTCTCTGAAACAGATTTGGCAGGCGGTTCGGATGGTACTGTAGCAGATACCGATTACGAATCAGCTTTAGTAGATTTTGAACAAGAGAAATCAGCTAACTTCATTTTTGCTGACAAACATAATGCTGCAATTAACGGGTATTTGAAAGCTCATGCGGCTGCGACTCAAGATAAAATGGTCATCATTGCGGGATCAGAAAACGATACTGTCAGTGCGGCTATTTCCGACGTGGCGAACTACAGAGATGCCGATGGACGTATTATCTATGCCTATCCTTGGGTTCAGACTCGAATTGATGGCGTGGCTAGCTTTCAATCTCCCGCTAGCTGGATGGCGAGTCTTTTAAGTCAAACCTCACCACATATTGACCCAGCTTACACAGCGAATACTCAATTTTTAGGCGGTATGTTAAAGCTCAAAAGAACTATTTCAAGAGCGCAATATATTCAGCTTAAAGATGGCGGGATTGCTGCTTTTGAACAAGACCCCGATATTGGG